CATTGGGGAGGTTCATATCCCCCAAAACAGCAACACGCCTGCCGTATGTCGGAAGATTGCCGCCGATTGGAGCCATCACAAAGGGGATGTTCTCTACTATGGCGATGCTACGGGTGGAGCAAAGGGAACGGCGCAGGTTATCGGCTCGGACTGGGAGATAATCAAGAACGAATTGAAGCCCGTCTTTGGTAGCCGATTGCGTTCACGAGTGCCACGAAGCAACCCAAGGGAGCGGGTTCGCATTAACGCTATGAACACGCGTCTGACGAGTGCTGACGGGGAGATTCATATGCTTGTTCACGAGACGAAAGCCCCTTTCGTTGTTACAGACTTAGAAGGTGTTATCCTGTTAGAAGGTGGGGGTGGCGAAATAGACAAACGCGCCGACCCTAACCTAACGCACCTTTCCGATGCCCTTGGCTACTACATTGAGAAATCAAAGCCATTGGCAAAGAGAATCACCACTTACAGCACCATTTGATGAAGCACACGCCTCGCCGCTGGCAAAAGATAGCAGGAGTAATAACGACCCTGCTTGTCGCTCTTGGCGCGTTGCTTTCAGGTGGATGCCAAGCCTCCGAGATTCAAGCCAATTCACACACCGCCCTCCAACCATTCATTGCCGCTGGAACTGCTACTGCGCTTTCTGGCGGCAATCCCGTTGTTGGGGCGGGTGTTTTTGCGGCAACACTTGGGGGGGAACTGGTTATTCCTACAGGTCGGAAAGCCGCCGCGCAAGAGATCCGCGAAGAACTGACAAAGGGCGAAGTGGAAGGAATGATTAATAATCAAGCCAGAGGGTTTATAGACACCTTGGCTCAAGAAATCTACAGTCTCCTGAAACTCGCGGCTGTCGTTGTCGGACTCTTGTGGGGCGCACACCTCCTCTACACCATGAAAAGGCGCGGAGTCGGTCAGGCTCTTGCGCGGGAAGTCGAAAGACTCAAAGATAAATGAACGAAGTCGAAATTCTTGTTTACCTACTGCAAGCCGTTTCTAGCGGTTTAATCCTTTTGTGCCTATGGGTGGGAAAGCAAGTTTGGGCTGGGGTGAGAAACCTTGAGAATGAGCAAAGCGACCACCGCCTTGAAGTGGAAAAAAAAATAGCCGTGTTGCGGCTTGACACAATGACGAAAATTGCCGCCATTGAGAACGAACTAAAGAACAAAAGAGATAAATAATGCCTCAACCTCCTGCATCCGTAGATACCCCATCAGCGGCGTATCATCAAATGTCCCGAAAGTGGGCGTTGGTAGACGATTTGTTGGGCGGAACCCAGACCATGCGGGATGCAGGTAAGATTTGGTTGCCCAAAGAGAAGCGTGAAGAAGAATCCGATTATCAGGTGCGCCTAAGCCGTTCATACCTTTACGGCGCGTTCAAGGATACGGTTCTAAAACTCTCCGCAAAGCCCTTTTCCCGTGCCGTCAATGTTTATGGTGAGATTCCAGAGGCTTTAGCGCAGATTACGGGCAACGCTGACCTGCTCGGTCGTGATTTGAGCCAATTCAGCCGCACATTGTTTGAGGATGGGCTGAAATACGGGCTTTCTCATGTCCTAGTAGACTTTCCTGCCATTGGTGGCGGGCTTACGCTTGCCGAAGAACGAGCTACGGGCGCACGACCCTACTTCTGCCATATCTCTCCACGGGATATGATTGCTTGGAGAACAGCAAAACAGGCTGACGGAACAGAAGTCTTGACCCAGATTCGCTTTAAGGAGCGGCGTATTGCCTACGATGAGGCGTTTGGGGAGCGTGAGGCGAACTATGTGCGCGTTATCGAGCCTCAACGGTGGGAACTCTGGGAAGATGTAGAAGGCAAGGGCGAATACATGATGATTGACCACGGCGACCACTCCTTTGACGGAGTTCCCTTGGTAACTTTCTACGCCAACCGCAAGGGATTCATGGAGTCTGACCCTCCTTTGGAAGATTTGGCTTGGATGAACCTTGCCCATTGGCAATCCTTGAGCGATCAGAGGAACATTCTGCGCTTTGCCCGTATCGGCATTCTGTTTGCCTCTGGCGTTTCCGAAGAAGAAGTCGAAGGCGGCTTTTCAGTCGGGCCAAGCAATATGTTTGTTTCCACCAATCCAGATGCCCAGTTGCGCTATGTTGAGCATACTGGACGCGCTATTGGCGCAGGTGAGGATGATTTGGTGCGCTTAGAGGAGCGCATGGAAGTCCTTGGCTTACAGCCACTTATACGCAACCAAGGCAATGTAACGGCTACGGCTCGGAGCATGGACGAAGCGCGGACGCACTCTAATCTTCAAGCGTGGATTCGCTCTCTTGAGGCGACTCTGGAAGCGGCGTTTGTTGTTGCAGGGAGATGGGTAGGCGTTGGCGTGCCCGATGATTTTGGCGTAGATGTCTTCAATGAGTTCTCCATCAGCATGACGGCGGCGGAAGATGTCCGTAGCCTGATTGATATGCGGAACGCAGGGCAGATTACGCATAAGACTTTTCTCCATGAGGTCAAGCGGCGCGGTGTCCTTGCGTCAGAAGTCGATATTGAGCAAGAACTTGCGGAAGCCGAGCCTCCCGAAGTTATTGTTGATAATCCGATTGTTGAGGAGTAACCTTACAGGCGAGGGAGTCCCCTCATCATCAATTCACCATTAAAACGGGAAGTTAAACATGGCGTTAAACGCAATCCTTGATTCATTGGATGGCTTGTCGGAAGACCTAGCCTCCGCATATACCGAGAAAGACGGTCGATTCTACTTAGATGTAACCCCCGTGGACGGATTCTCTCTTGAGGATGTCGCAGGGCTGAAATCTAGCCTTGCTAAAGAGCGGACAAACGCTCGTTCGTTGTCTAAGCAGTATGAAGGGATCGACGCAGAAGCGGCACGGGATGCCCTCTCGCGGTTTGAGGAAATCGCAAACTGGACACCTGACGAGAAGATAGCCGAGCAGATGGCGGCTAGAGAAAAGCAGTTGCATGGCAAACATCAGGGCGAAATGGCGCGTATTATGGGCGAGTCTGGGGACATGAGAGCGCAATTGGAGCAACACCTTGTTAAATCGGTGGCTATGCAAGCCCTTCAATCGGCAGGTGGCAACGCTGACCTGTTGATGCCTCACATTATGGGGCAAACGCGTATGGAACTTGTCGATGGCAAGTTTGTAGCGCAAGTCGTGGATGACAAGGGAGTTCCCCGTGTTAGCATGAAGCAGGGTTCTACGGACAACATGGGCATAGCCGAACTGGTTGAGTCTATGCGGAACGCAGAATCTTTTTCGCCTGCTTTTGCAGGAAGTGGAGCAACGGGAAGTGGCTCTGCGGGTTCAGCCTCTGCGGGACGCGGAGGGAGCGGTATGAAGTTGAGTTGGGAGGATGCTCACGACCCAGCGAAATACCGTGCCGCTAGAGATGCGGCAGAAAAGGCGGGACGCACCCTTCAAGTCGGTGAATTTGGCGAATAGCCAACACCGCTTTCCTTAAAATACGAACCCGTAGGAGGGTTTAATCATGGTCAATGTTGGCTCATCAGTCTTGGGTGACTATAACCCCATTTTTTACGCTAATGAAGCGTTGCAACACCTAGAAAAAGCTCTCGGTATGGCCGCTCGCGTCCACCGTGGCTACGATGCGGAACGCCGCTCTTTCGGCAAAGGCGATACCATCAATATCCGCACTCCACAGACCTTCACCGTCCAGAATGCACCTGGCACAAAGGAAGGCTTGGAAACCGAAACCACCTCATTGGTTCTCAATCAATGGAAAACGGTCAAGTTCGGTCTTCGTGATGATGAACTCGCCTTTACTGGTGAGCGTCTAATCAACGACCACATCCGCCCCGCCGCTTACGCATTGGCAGACAATATCGACTTGGCTCTAGTTGGGCTTTGGAAAGATGTTGCTTATCAAAGCGCATGGGCTGGCTCTGATGTTGTTGCAGACATCACTAATGCTCGGAAAGCCATGTTCGATAACGCCGTGCCGCTTGACGCAGGGCTTATGCACATGATGCTCGACAGCACAGGTGAGCAACAGGCTCTTAGTTCTTCGGCTTTCACTCAACAGCAGGGTGCTGGCGACTTGGGCATTTCCTCGCAGGTGCGTGGTTCTCTCGGTCAAAAGTTCGGCTTTGAGTTGTTTGCTAACCAAAATGTTGCATCCTCCACCGCCGGCGGTGCTGATGTTGCAGGTGCTTTGACTGCTGATGTTGCAGTTGGCGCAACCACGATCGCAGTAGACGGTTTCGGCACAATCGAAACTCAATACGCAGGCACAATCGTTACTATCGCTGATGAGGCTTACACCTTGGCGGCTGATATTACTTTTGTTGCAGGCGCAGGCACAATGACACTTTCTTCTAAGATTCGCGTTGCGGCTCTTGAAAATGTTGCCGTTGCCCTGACAGCGATTGATGCTAAGTCCGAGCAGTTGGCTTTCCACCGCAATGCTTTTGCTTTGGCTATGGCCCCTCTGCCTGAAAACGGCAACCAGTTGGGCGCAAATGTCGCAACGGTTTCAGACCCAATTACGGGCTTGAGCCTCCGTTCGCGTATGTATTACGATGGCGATGCTTCGGAAACGATTGTTGCTCTTGACATCCTTTACGGTTTCAAGACACTCAATCCGAAACTCGCAATGCGTATGCGCCGCTAGGCACTAGACTAAGGGGGTGGGTAATCCTGCCCCCTTTACTCTCATGAAAAAAGTCAAAGTCAAAACCCCGTCTGGTCAAGTGCTTACTGTTTGGGACAATATGCTCTACCTCTATCCTGATGTAGTCGTTGTAGAAGATAAGCAAGCCAAGCCAGAACCCAAGAAGAAGTCAAAGAAGAAGAAGGATAAATAGCATGGTTGATACATTTACAGATGAAATTGGACGCGAACTGGTAAACATTTGCGGCCCTGCGGGAAACATTGTTGTCGAGCTGTCCAAGTTGGGCGACTATGAGAGCCGTGGTTACTTGAAGAAGGCCGAATGGGTAGCCGCCCAATTGGTTCTGCCTGATGCTCCTGTAGAGGATGCTCCTGCGGAGGATGCACCTGCGGGCTTGCCAGAAGACTTGCCAGAAGACGGCGTAGCCTAGAGCGATGAGTGCAACCTTTGTCGTTGAAGATGGCTCGGCTTCCTCGACTGCGACTTCTTATGTCTCGGTTGCTGATGCGGATACCTATATCGCAAACTATGTCCGTAGCGATACGGCATGGACGGGTCTTGCTGATGCTGACAAGCAGGATGTTCTCGTAGAGGCTACGCAAAGCGTGGAATTGCTCTACGGTGGACGCTTTATTGGAAGCAAATACACGGAAGCGCAAGCGTTGGCTTTCCCACGATCGGGCGTTGTCTTGGATGGGTTCTCTATATCCACCGACATTATCCCCGACAATGTGCAAAACGCTGTTATTGAAATGGCGTGGCGGCATTTAGCGGATGATGGCCCTGATTCTACTTCTGGTGATTCAACTGGCATTATTCCAGATTTGGATAATGCTGGTGATGTTTCAGCGGAGAGTGTTTCGGTCGGTAGCGTGAAGACAAGCACCGAATACCTAGGCGGCAAAGGCAATATTAAACGCTATCGCAAGGTAGATTTGCTTCTCCGTCCCTTGCTCAAGGGCAAGCACCGCCTAGAGAGGGCGTAACAAATGCTTTGCGTTGGCTTGGCGGCTTGCGAATTAAAGGTAAGATTGAGGGCGCATGACAACGCTTGACACCCTGCTCCGCCGAAAGGCGTTTGACGCTATCGCCCTTTATGGAGCGGAGGCAACCTTTTATTTGGAGGGTCGAGCCGCCTTTGACCCAAGCACAGGTGAGTGGACATCGGACTCTTTGCCGCTAGGGGTGGAAGCAACCTACGCCTACAAGGTTTCGCCCCCTGCCGAGTTCCATGCTGAACTTCTTGCTCGTGGGCTTGTTGAGGAGGGCGCAATGCGGACAACGCTTCCTGCAAAGGGTCTTAATGCAACTTTTGAGGCTGATTATCTGCGTAACGGCTTAAAAATGACCCTTTTAGGGGACACATGGCAGGTTACGGGCATTAAGAAGATTTATTCTGGTGAGCAGGTAGCGGCTTATGATTTAATGGTGGAGCAACGCAATGGATAATCTCAACTTCTTCACAGCGCAGATAGACAAGTGGACGCAGGCCAATGTTGCAGATGCCGCCGCAGGGCAAGTTCCTAGAAAGGTGGTTGTTCAGGCTTTGTATAAATTGGTGAACTACAGCCCCGTAGATACTGGGTATTTGCGCAAGAACTGGCTTGTTACGGCTGGCGCACCAGCAATGCGCAGAATCGGCGTTTATAGCAAAACGAGGCAACATCCAGAGTGGCAGGGTGCTTCCGTTCCTTTATCCACGATTACGGGTAAAGTGCCGACACAAGCGGCTTTCCCCAGAGGCGAGATTGTCTATATCAGCAATTCAGCGAAGCACGCGGCCCATGCGAACAACGGCACTAGCACTTTTCAGGGCAACCCTTACCAGATGCTTGAGCGCACGAAGAACGACTTGGAGACGAATCTATGAGTTTTAGTAGCGTCCACAACTGTATTCGCAACAAGTTCAGCGAGATAATTGATGCCAGTAGCCTGATTGACATTGAGCAAGTGGCGTGGGATAACGCCCGATTCAGGGACAGGGAGGTCGGCGACGATGAGCCTTGGGTATCCTTTCATGTGCTAGACGGCGGATCGGAGCAGAACGGTCTCGGTAGCGTAGACATCCGTGCTACGGGCATTGCTTTGGCGACTGTGTTTGTCCCCATCGACAGAGGAGATAAGATTGCACTTGAACTAGCGGACGAAATCAAAGACGGTTTCTTTTCAACGGTTCACACTTACGCGGGAACGCGAGTTCTTTTCCGCACCCCATCTGTGCTTACGATTGGCAGGGATGGCATTTGGTGGCAAGTCAATGTGTCTTGTCCCTACCTCACAGAAGACGCATAACAAGACCTAATCATGGCTGACAGCAACAGAACTAAACTTTCAATGGCACTCGAAGCCAGTTTCGGCAACGGTTCAACGGGGACGAACTACGAACTCCGTTTGCTATCCGAGAGCGTCAAGAGCGACCTGACGCTTGCGACCTCTGACGAAATCCGCTCTTACCGAGACATTCCAGAACTTAACCTGACGGACAAGGGGACAAGCGGCTCATTGAACGGCGAATTGAGTTGGGAAGCCTTTGCCCGTGAGCAACTCAAGTGGAGCATGATGTCTAGCGCATGGAGCGATAGTGGGTCGGATGTAACGGTGGCGAGTGCGGAGGATGTGGATGTTACATCCCAAACTAATAGATTTATTAAAACCGCTGTAAGCAACTGGGACAACGCCCCCGTTGTAGGTCAATGGGTATATGTAACAGGGGCGGTTAGTGCCACCATTAACGGATTTCACAAGGTGGCGAGCGTTACGCCAGGCCGCACC